TATCAAGCGCTTCGAGTGTATGAGGACCATCGAAGTGAACTACGCTATACTTATTGAGAATGCTTTTATTTTCTGCATAGATAGGAACGCCGTCTGCATAACGATTAAAGAACTCTGTGTCTTCGAGGTTGAACATGTAGAAATTCACGTTTTTCTGACGGCAGTACAGATACATATTGATCATGCAGATGTCGCGCATTTCATTGTTATAGTCGCAACGACCTTCCTTAAAGATCTCATCACGATAGTATTCGATGTTACCATAGGGATCGATACCAAAGACCGGTTTTGCAGGAGTTTGATCACTCTCAACAAGACCATCGATAATAAATTGTAGACCGCCGCCAAGACGAACGCCGACTTCAACTGCTGCTCCTTCAACGCCTTTTGATCGAATAGCTGCATCAGTCAGTACTTCGTAGTTGCCGCTGTCTGTGCCGAATTGAGCTTGTATTTGATGAATTGATACTGGTTGCTGTGACATTATATAGTTACCTTATTTCTATTTCGAATATATTTAGCGATCATATGCATAATAGCTTGATGGACGTCTTCTGCTGCTTCGTATTCTTGAATATCGACATGCAAAGAAATATCTGCGAGTTGAGCGCACTTATTATCTGGTGAAAATCCTGTCAGAGCAATAGTCTTTATTTTCAAAGACTTAGCAGTCTCAATTGCCTTGACAACGTTCGGAGAATTTCCACTCGAAGAGATGGTTACGAGTACATCGCCTTCTTGCCCGAGTGCATCGAGTTGAAACGAATAGACATCGTCATAGCTGATATCATTCGCGATGGCTGTCATGAGTGGAATATTTGCGGCCAGCGAGATGACTCGTGGTCGTAATCCGCCTTGCTTGCAACCCTTCGTATAGTCACATGCCCAATGTTGAGCAATTGAAGCAGAAGCACCGTTACCAATCGTATAGATGTTATTTCGATGATTCGAAATACTTGTCATCCAAATGAGTTCGGCGGCTTTCTTAAATTCTTCATGATCAATGCTCGCAAAGCCGATATTAATCAGGCCGAGGTGATCAAGTATAATATCAGTCTCTATAGACAACTTTTGCTCCTTCATGTGAGATGCCTACATCGAGGCATATTCTATCTGAGAATTCTTGGCGAATTGCGCTCTTTGAATCTGTGAGCGCTAACATGTATCCGCCTCCTCCTGCACCAAGCAGTTTAGATCCGAGTGCTCCTGCAGATTGGCATCGATCATACATACTATCTATCTCTTCTGAAGAGATGCCTTCGGTCATCTGTTTCTTTAACATCCACGCAGAGTTTAATAATCCACCATATTCGTTGATATTCACGCGCTGTGTGCTCTGCATCTTTGCCATATCAGCAAGTTGCCGAATGACAAATGTCTTGGCTTCAAAGTTGATCTTATCAAGAATCTTTGCTGCATGATGTTCGATATTAGTTGGAATCAAAATCATATAGTTTTCGATACTATTCGAATCAAGACGCTTGACATCGACGCGACCATTGCCAAGTTCATTAGCATACTCAATGTAATTCATACCACCGAATGCAGATGCAAACTGATCTTGCATACCGATCTTCCAACCACATAAGTCAATCTCGATATGACAAGCAGTTTTCGCAAGGCCATATGGATTGACGTATTCATAACCAAGATAGGCAGACAAAGCCTTGATCAAGGCACAAGTAAAGGCAGACGATCCACCAAGACCGTTACCGATCGTGGGAATGTCTGCGAATGATGTGATTTCGATGTTGGATTTGATACCGAAGAACTTGAGCGCGTTACGAACGATTTCGTTCTGAATATCTTCGACGTCTGTGACGCACTCAAGCTTTGAGTAAGACACTTTAATGTGGTCGTGTGGTGTATGCATAACTGCTACATAGACATAATTGTCGATAGCCGTCGAGATGGTTGCTCCACCCCATGTTGCAAAGTGTGTGGGGATATCGCTACCCCCACCAAAAAAACTAACTCTGAGTGGTGCCTTGGCCAATATCACGGTGTTGTTCCTTTAACGAAGCGATGAGTCCCTTCCACTTGGGAATTACAGAATCCCAACCGAAGCGAGTGTCTGCGTATGCCTTGACGAATGACATCATGTTAGTAATGTCGTTATTCTGTACGTTCTCAATGGCATACATCAGAGTATGTGCGAAGATATTGGCATGAAGATTCTGATCTTCATGATCTCCATCATACTGAACAGTCAACCCACCCGACGTGTCAGCCAGAGCAGAGAAGTTAGGATGTACCGCAAGACAACCAGCTGACATCGCTTCAATCAAAGAACGACACGATGTTTCAGGCCAAATACATGGATACGCAAAGATGTGTGCACGCTGATAGGCTGCACGAACTGTCTCTTGATCTGCCCAACCGTGGTAATTGATTTGTGGGTGCTCCTTCATCCGATCGAAGATAGGCTTGTACGCTTCGTCGCGTCCCTCCCAACCAGGACCATAAATTCCAAACGAAGAATAAACATCTAATTCAATGTTTGGATATTTTTCGGCAAGAGCACAGAAGACAGGAACCAGAATCTCCAATCCACGATGAGGTGTGGATGTATAAATGAGACGTATCTTGTCCTTTGGTTTGTCAACGAGTGGAATAGGCTCGATGCCTGTTTCGATAACTGTTGAATGATTGCTATATGGAATTCCAAGATAGTCACGATACTGTTGATACTGCCAATTCGAGCTGAAGACCAACTTTTGAAAGCGAGCTCGAGAAGCTGGATCTTGAAGATGTGAAGCTTCCGGATCACCGGCGAGATCATGTAAATGATAGATCTTAATTCGGTCAGGATCGAGGTCGCGGACGCGAGCAGTGATAATTTGGATACCATCGAGTTCATCACTTGATAATCGATGGAAGAGATTTCGAGTGGTAAGTTCTGTTCCACCATTCGATTCCTTATTTAATTCATTCAATTCAATTCGTTCTTGATTATTCATCGTCATATCCTGGAAAGATAGATCGGTCTGCAATTGCAAAGAAATCCTTATCACTGATAGCCTTATCATCGATCCATATATCGTATGACGGCTTTCCGACTCGAACTTCGTGGAACTTGCAGTCCCAGTCATTTAGTTGTTGTGTAGTGAGTTCGGTCCAGTCGATGCCCGATCCTGAACCACGAGCAGTCCAATACTTAATAGTATGACCTTGATCGTATAGTTTATTTATCTCTTCAATACGCTGCCTAAATGGAATGGAAAGCTCATAACGATGCTTTCCATCCATAAAAGGAGTCAGACAAATAGTCTGATCAATGTCGACCATGTAGATCATTCAGGTGTGCAGTCTATTGTAAAACCAAGGATCGAGTCATAACGAAATGAACGCCATCCTTTATTTTCGAGATCCCATACAGCCAGCGAGGTTTCACTTGGAGCCTTCTTTTGCACAGCTTCTTCAAGATCAGTCTGAGCCGGAAGAAGATCAGGCTGCAGAGTGCAACGCAAATTACGTTCTGTGCCATCCTTTTTTACGAAAGTAACATTCGCGATTCCAGTTTGGAGAATGCCTTTTAAATATTCATTCCGCCAAGAAGTTTCGTTCTGGTCTATCGTACCATTCAATGAGTTTGTCATAACCACCTACCTTTTCTGTGTCAATAATAATGAAAGGAACCGTTCTAACGTCCGGAAAGCTTTCGAGAAACTCTTCGCGCGTCAGATCTTTTCCTATCTTCTTCTCTATATACTGTTGTCCTTTATTTGTAAACAAGTTTTTTGCTTGTACACAATAAGGACAATTATCTTTCGTATAGATCAGTACATTCTTAACCATCGTTTGTTACTTTGCTGTAAATACCTGTTGATCGATTTTTTGGATTACCCCAAACGGCATTTGCTTTGACTCTCATCAAGCGACACTTTGTGCTTGGACCAGGAACAGTAATCCACGGATTCTGCCCTTTACGCCAAGCTTCGAGTTTATTAAAAGCAACTTCGCCTTCACTTCGTGCTTGACGAACTTCTTTCACACCTGCAACAATATTACGACGTTGACCTTTCGAAGTGACTGTCTTACGTGTTCTCTTTTTACCCATTATAACACCTCATTTTTATTGTTCATATACCATTATATAACACGTTTCTCAATTAATGTACACAGTTCATGTTCTCTATCAATATACTTATATTCGACCTGAGTAGGCTCCCATTCTTTCATGGCTTCAAAGACATCTTGAGTATTCAAAGCACTACATGTATATACATCGAGTTGAGCGAGAGCGGGTTCGCACTCATCCCAAACATGCAGTGCGATATGACTCGTTTCAATAATAGTGACGGCAGTCAAACCACGATTACCAACCATATCAGAATAGACTGCATATGGTCCCATTAAAATTTTCATATCAATTTGTTCAACGAGTTTTTTCATCCACGTTTCAATGGCTTCTGTGCATTGTGGCGGATTCTTGAGCTCAGCTCTCACAATCAAATGCTTATGTTCTAGTACCTTACCCACCTCATAAATTCTCCTGTTCGGGGTTGAAAAGCAAAGCCTTTACATGGCTTGTTTGAATTTTACACGATACCCAACTGTTATAGTATTGAGGATCTAAGATAGCATCTACATCAAATATGTATTTTGTTTCGAAGTAATTACATTCTCCGCGACCCTTACAGAGTCTTAAAATCGTTCTACGAAAGTTATCTTTTCCGTAGTGATCAATGTCTTCTTTGAGGGAAGTTGAAGAACCGTAGTAGTCTCGCCAATCGGACTCTACGCGAATCTTCTTTCGTTTACCTTTGACAGTTTTGTATCCAGCTTTTGTTAGATACTTACGACCGATATATTTCCTGCCGTTTACCAAGTTTTCAATCAAATATATGAAACCATAATAATCTTCGACTTCAGTAAATTCTTTGTCTTCGTATAACCAATTCATAGATCACATTCCATCAGGAGAAAGATCTATTTATTCTTCATATTCTTCGTCAAATGGATCTTCAAGGTTAAGTTCTGCAGAACAATACGGGCAATATTCAGGCAGAGCGGTATTTTCTGTGATGATTTTAAATTCCTCATCACATGAGGGGCAAGTTATCCAATCCATTATAGCGTAAATCCTTTAAACGTGTTTTCATCAACATCTTTTTTGACTCCGCCAATCACATAGCTAGTAATTTCTGTTTCTTGAGGTGCA